TCGTCCGAAACAAAAGCAACGTGCATTGATACTTCGTCCACGGACGCCTGCAGCGTGTCCAGGTCGCGGCGCGCGGCGTCTACGTGGACGATGGCGGACCCCAACGCCTGGCGGGCGTCAATGGCCGAATGGGCAATAGCCGCGGTGTGGTTGGTGCAACCGGCGAGCGACAGCGCGATGATGGCCGCAGCAAGCTTCATGCCAGCAACGCCGTAAGTAGACGGTCGGACACTTCCCGGTAGCCGTCGGTCGTGCTGCCGGAACCGCCCGACAGATGGGCGTCGCCAGTAGTTCCCGTCTGATAGAGATACGGTGGACCGATCAGCTCGGAGTACGTGATGATCGACGGCATGTGGGCAACGGTGAGCCCATTTGCCTGCAATCCAAACGTCTTCGCTCCGTCACGAACAGCAGCAAGGCTTGCCGAATTGTTGCTTGTGTCCGCGGAGTTCCTCTGAACACCAACAAACGAAACCATTGCAAGATCATTGGCAGGAAATCCGAGCGCAGACCATGCAGCCTTGTAGGTGTCCCAAATGTTCTGATGGGCAGTCGTCCAGGTGGTCGATGTGTCCGCACCGTTGATTCCGGAGTGTGCCACGATCAACACTCGCCCCGTTCCCCCCGCGGAAATCTGCCTGGCGCGTAGCTCTTGCAGTTGATTCTGCAAAGGGGTATTCCCAATCCCCGTAATCACGCTGGCAATCGTGGTGCTGTCGCCGCCAGTAATGTAGCCGTGGCTGGTGACAGACCACCCCTTGCGCTTGCAGTAGATGCTGTGAGACAGGATGGCGCACGGTCCAGTAGCTGTCGGTCCGCTCCATGAGGAATTCAGATACACGCCCTGCGGCGTGAACGAGTATTCGTACGCATTGACGGAGTACGAACCGCCAAGCGTCGATTGCGAAGCCCCGGTTGCGTACACCGTACCGTCGTTGTACGCACGGGTGCGGCCCCGAAACGATCCAGTACCAAAGGTGAACGTGCCGTAGATGATTCGGTGGTGCAGCGTGAGCGAATTGGAGTTGAGCGGATGCGCTGCAAACAGTTCGACCGCGTTGTAGTTGTCCGAGTACGTTCCGGAAGCGATGTAAGCCCAATCATCCTTTGCTGGCGGGGACGCTGTGTACGATCCGTATCGCGTCCAATTTGATCCAGGCGTCCACGTTTGGTATGCCGTACCTCCACCCGACGCGTTTCCGCTGGCAAGGTTGCCGGTTGGTTGCATCAGGTAACAATTGCTCTGCCATCCGCCGAGCGAATACGCACCACCGGCGGGCGTCCATCCTGTCATTGTTGGGTAGACAGCCGTTCCATAGCAAGCCCATCCCCTGGCGTTCATTGCTGCGCTTATTCCGTTGTGGTAGCCCCAAGAACCGGCGACCGCCGACATGGTGTTACTATCGCCGATGAATACGACGTCCAGGCTGTCAGCGCCGGAAGCAAGGTCCTTGACAAACGTGGATGCCCGAGTGCTGCCGTACAGTTTGGGGCCGTTGAGCGACGGTTCACCAAACATCGCTTTGCGCATCATGTTTTGGATCACTGGAGCACCTCCGTTCCAATGTAGGTAGCAAGCTGAAGGTTCGGCATTACTCGGTACACCTCATGGGGTTTGGACGATCGAAGTAAAAGTAGGCTTCTCCGGAAGTGTCGTAGACAATGGAAACTTCAGCATGAGCACGAAGCTCTGACGTAGTCCAATGTGTCCCAGTCCAAAAGCTTCCGACCGGTCCAATTGACGCAGGTGGCGAGCTCAAGCTCATGCCGTCCACGTTTGTTATGTCGTTCCAGTACTCGCGCAGGTTCTTGCACTTCGTTGTGGTGAACCACGTATCGGCAGGTGGGAAGTATCCGCCGGTTCCTGACGGAGGAGGAACGTGCCAGAGGCTGATGGTGTAATTCCACTGGTTCACCTTTCCTGGAATGACGCTTGCATTGGTAATCTGACAAAGTGCGCGCGCCATCACCAGCGGACGTCTTGCCTGCTGCTGCGCCCAATCAACAGCTTCAGCACTGCTCTGCGCAAACCGAGCAGCGTTTGTCCAGGCATTGCAAACGTGGCTGTTGGCCTTACCCATCAATCCCTGGCTAAATATTGGGTCCATGTATGTCATGGTGCTACCGCCGGGTACGCGCTGGTCAGTTCAGTCTGGATGTTTGCAGGAAGCATCGACAAGTGATTTCTGAGCGTTGGATAGCGTTGATACCAGCCGACTTTTGTCGCCTGCATGAATCCGGTGACGCCATCGAACGTACCAGTGGCAGCAAGCGCTGGTTGGCCGGTTGGGTTTGGGCAAGTGATTTGCTCAAGGTGCTGGTAGTTATCGAATAGCCAAACGTGTACCAGTCTCCACGACTCCTGTTCAAGCGTTGCCTGGCAACCCTTGTAAAGCAATGAGCCAGGCGCGTAAACGCCATTAAACATGTTTACCGAATTGCGCGTTCCTTGCGCCAAGCCAAAGGTGTACCAATCCGGATCGGCCACAGTATTGGTCGCTGAGGTCGTACGGTCATGGAGATATTCCAGCGTGATCGTCTCTTGTGACACCGACAGCGGCCTTGGCGTGCCGTGGAGGTCGAGTTTGTTGCCGCCCATGTCGGCCGGTGGGAAGGCAACCGTGCCGTTGGTTGGAATGGAGGTAAATTCGCGGTATTGGCCGAGCGTGCGTTCGCTGGCTGATTTCGTTATTCGCGCATATACACCAGTGGAATACGGGTTGAAATTACTAGTGTAGGTGGCCTGAACTTGCCAGGTGTATGGCCTTGATGTTTCCGGCGCCATGGTCACCGTTCGGCAAATCATCTGTTTCACGTAAGCATCGTTTGCGTGCAGACTTGCCGGAGCCCTAGTGGTTGGCTTCGGAAAGTTTGAATCGACAAAGATGGTGCCTTCGCCTGGGTATGGATCGCCGGCACTGCTTGGAAGCCAGCTCGCCAAATATGTGCACGTGACACTGCATTCCGTGCCTTTCTGCTGGAGATTCCATGTTCGGCTGTTTACCCGTTCGATGACTTGCACAATGCCCATTAGCGTCCACCCCTCAGACCGTCTCGGATTTGCCTTAACAGTTCGGTTTGCTCGGCCATCTGCGTATCGCCAGCCATGCCCCGCCCTGGCGTTTCATTGGCGTAAGCGTAGTTCTGCGCGTTAAACAGTTCTCCTATTTGGGCGCGACCGGCTTCGTTGGTCTTCATGAAACCGGATAGATCTCCGCCGAGCAACTGTTCGATTCCAGCCAACGCTGTACCTGCGATCTCGGTTCCCATGTCCGTGATGGCGCCAAGGTTCCCCTTCGTACGCGCAAAAGCTCCCATGCCGGAGTTGACTGCACCAGCGTTGCGTTGCATACGCGCCGCTTCGCCTGCCTTGATATCAACTTCCGCTTGAGAAGCCTGAATCGCGCCTGGTGCCAATGCGTTCGCAATACGCACATTGTCCTGGATGATCGCCACGTCGGCGGCCATGCGCGCACCGGCTGCTGCTGCGGAATATTTGTTGGCGATGTTGTTCAGCTCGCCAAAACGACGTTCAACAGCCGCAAATACCTGCTGCAGCGCAGACATACCCATCTGCGCCATGCTGATGCCAGCGGAGATAGCCGCCGACGTAGACGCGCTGGCTGCAGTTTTGTTGAGCTTCTGCAGTTCTTTGTTGGTTGCTGCTACGCCGCTGACAACACCACGCGGGTCAACCTCTGCGCGAATCACTGCCTTCATGGACCTGTCAGCCATTGAAAACCCCCGGATCCGTGCGTAGCCATGGGAACAGTTGATGCGGCCGCTGCCCTGTCAGCGCGCAGGCAATAACGCCTAGCAGGTGTTCTCTGCGTTCCTCACTGGTCAGGTGGTTGGATAGTGCTGCATCCATCTGTAGTCGCTGCTCCGGGCTGGCTATGCGCCAGTGCCGCCTTTCGGCGGCTGTGTAGGGCGGGTGGCATTTACCTCAGCAATCAGTGCCCCGGCGATTTCCGCGTCAATGGATCCAATGTCGGTGCCGGGCGCAAACAGCGGCGATCCGTCCGGGCAGGTGCAACAGGCTGCCCACCAGTACGGGTTCGCGTTTGCCGTCAGCAAGTCAGCCAGGCGCGGGCGTCGAATTAGCACAGGACCAATACCGTTGATTTCGACGGTACGCGGCGCGGCTGGTGCGATCTTGGCCGGGTCGATGCTCAACCCTGCTCCTCCCAGGTGAGCTCCCACATTGCTGCACCGGTGCCATCATCGGAAATCGACGCGCTAGTGATTTGCACATTCATTGATGAATACGCGACTCCTCCCTGATCGGTGTAGGACAACGTCAGCGTTGCGCCAGTAGCAAGAACCAACGTCGTCGGGAACATGTGCGACTTCAACGCGGTATCCGTTGACGAATCGCGATAGAGCGACAAAGTTCCAGAACGACGGACGCGGCCTGGGGCGCGCTTGGTAATGAAATCTCCAAGCGCAGTAATGTCCAAAGAGTCGCGTTCCATGTTGATGGTGATCGACTTCGCCTTCGTGGAAGACTGCCCGCTGAACGAAACCGTGCCACCGTAGCCTGTGATAAGTGCCATAGTTAGTCCTCCTGGACCAGTAGGGTCAATGTGATGGTGCCGACGCGTTCGGCGTCCTGCTGCCCGTCGTCGGGCGTAGCGGTGCTAAACGCGATGGCGAACGATGCCAGCGCGATGCTGCATTTAAATGCCGTGTAGTTTAGCGGGCCGTTGTCCAGTTCCGCGATTACGTCGTCAATCAGCGTGCAGACGTCAGCCACCGTATCGGCAACGCAGTTCACTTCGACGCCGACGGTCCAGTGGTTCAGCGCACCCGCGCCGCGCATCTGCACGGCCATTTCCATGCTGGTGACTTCGTAGACGTAGCACGGGGTGGGCGTCGCGGCGGTGCGCAAACCGCTGCAGACTGGGTTCCCTGTGCCGTCCAACACGTCAAATATCGCCTTATGGATGTTAGTTACGGACATTCTTATCCCCCAACGCTTTGCGTGCCTGGATGATGATTTGGTCCGCTACGTCCTGCATGGCGCGCGCCACATTCGCGTGCGACCATGCCAGACTGCGGTTTGCACCAGGAACCGACTTGCCGGATGCAACGTGCCTGAATCCCTGCTCGAGCAAGTGGTACACGCGTTGGCGTCCGCGGGCCTTTGCACCGCCTTTGCGCCCGTACTGAACGCCCAGCTCCGCGCGGATCGTGGCCGTATCACCGTTTCCAATGCGCTTGGGGGAAGACAACTGCGTGGCAGCTGCAATTGCCTTGCGGTGCGGTGCCTTGCCACGGTATGACGACGCTTGCCATTTCTGCCGTAGGGTCTTCACATACGGCTGCAGGGCTGCCCGAATGGCCTTTTTCCGTATCGACTCCGACAGCGCACGGGGAAGGCCATTCAGGACAGCCTGGGCAGAGGAAGAATCAGCGGTGAACTTAATCACGGCAGCACCTCCGTTGCTTCGATTTCGAGCCGCCTGCGCCGCTGGTCGCGGTCCCAGCAGGCGCGCACGTTAAACGTCCGCGTGCTGCCACTGTCGGTCCACTGCAAGCGGCTGCGTGTCGTGATCGACGGGTGCCAGGTAGCAAGCATCCGCCAATCGGTGCGAACCGCTGGACCCATGTCATCGACCACTTCCATCGTGTTGGCGACTTCGACGTGGCACCACACGGTGCCGATGCTGATCCACGCTTCGTTCGCCTGGCCGAACGCGTCCACGGTTCGCACCGGGTTCTGCACCGTCATGGGGATGCGGAGCATCCCGGTTGGAACGTGTCCGGGCACGGCTTACCCGATGCCCTTGCCGAGCATTCGGCAAATGCGGTCCCAGTAGTCGCCCGGCAGCGTCATCGTGTCGTCGCCACGGCTTGCTTCCAGCTGAATCGTGCGCTGCAGCAGGGCCATTTCGAGCAGTGGGTTTAGCGTGTTGGTGCCAGCGGACACCGTCAGCACCACCGGATATGACAGCCCGTCCAACATCGTGGCGTACTGAATGCCGTTGATAGTGACCAAGGTTGCCGTTCCCGCCGTGCCATCGGCATCCGAATACGTCACGGCCGTCACCGGTTGGCGTTCCAGGCGTACCAGCAGTTCGTCGCTGTTCGGTTCCGCAGCGACGTACTGCGTGCGCGTGACGGGATCGACGCACCAGCCGGTGCGCATCTCAAGCTCGCGCTTCGCGGCTTCCCACGCGATGCCCAGCGCGGTATCGTCTTCGGTATGTCCCTTTCGGGACCAGTTCCGCACCTTGGTTTGGTCGATGGGCATTGTGATCCCCTAGCGCGGGGTGGGTGGGCGAACCCACCCACCCCGGCCGGATGAAAGGATCTATCAGGTGAGGGTGATGCGCAGCGCGGCGACGGCCTTCGGCCGGATCACCTTGCTGTTGGTGAACACCATGCCCTGGAACTTGACCAG